GATGTTCACTCTGACAGGACAGGATCGGCACGGCGTCGCTATTGACGTAGAGCCGTTGGGTGTTCTTAGAAATGTTCGTGCGGAATATGGGAAACAAATCCGAAAAGATTATGAATCCGGAAATATTGATATTTCAAGACATGAATTTCTTGCACACGAAATCAGGGATGATGAAACAACAAATACATTGTCAACAGCGCAAAAAGATAATCAGCTTGCTGTTAAAGTCTCAGGAATAGTAAAAGACATGAATTGTAGTCAGGGAATTTTTGTACGGGTATCAGAAGAATTAACTGTATATGCAGTTTGGTACGAAAAATATCAATGTTACATAGCAATACGAAAATTAACACCGAAAGAGTGTTTCCGGTTGCAAGGATGGACAGATGATTATTTTGAGAAAGCAGCATTTGTAAATTCTGATAGCCAGTTATATAAACAAGCAGGGAATGGTGTCACTGTAAATGTTATTTATGAGATTGCAAAGCGGTTAAAGGAGCGTGATAAGGATTGATTTATCAAGAAGCAATAAACATTCTAATGAATGAAAGACCGGGGTGTGGAGAAAAAGTTACTTACACAGAGGGAGAAAAATGTGAAGCTTACGATATTGCGATTTCAGCGATTGAGAAGCAGGTTACGAAGAAATTAGAAAACTGGAATGGACAAGCTTCATGCCCAAATTGCAAAAAGCTGTACGGAAATTTTAAAGATATAAGAAAACTTAGTTTTTGGGATTTTGATTATTGCAAATATTGTGGACAGAAATTGAATTGGGAGGATTAATGATTGAGTGTAACATATACGCATAAAAACGGTTTTTCGGCTATTCTTTATGGAAAATCTTCTATGTCCATATTAAAGAATGGAAAGGAAGTATTACATACTGGTAGCAGAACAGTTAATACCGAAAAAGAAGTTATGGAATTATTAGAAAAACAACCAGAATTTATGAAGGCAATGAATGATAGTATTGAATCTTTTTTTGGAATCTAAAATCTGAAGGAGGAGCAAGATTGAATTACCGAAACTTCAGGAAGGCAAAAGCCATAGAGAAAAAAAACCGGGAACGGCTGCTGAAAGTAAATCCGGCACTTGATGATAAAAGCGGCATCTATTTTCTTACAAGAACCGATGAGGACGGGATCAATTATTTTTATATCGGACAAGCGGTACACATCATGCAGCGAATGTGTAGTCACTTAGTTGGCTACCAGCATATAGATCTTTCGGTTAAAAAGAGAGGATTTTATTCCACTGAGAATCCGTATGGTTGGAAATTGAATTTCAAGCATTATCCTGTATCTGAGCTGGACAAGTGGGAGCAATACTGGATTCTGGAATATACAAAGCGTGGCTATCAGTGCCGGTACAATAAGACCGCCGGAGGGCAGGGTGAGGGAAAAGAGAAAATCAATGAATTTCGCCCGGCAAAAGGTTACAGGGACGGTTTGTCGCAGGGCAGAAAGAATATGGCCAGAGAACTTTCGCACATCATTGATACCCACTTGACCGTATCTTTGAAACCAGAGAAACAAAAAAACAAAGTATCTCAGAGAGCTTTTGAGAAGTTCAATGAGCTGTTGGAGGAAGGGAAATGAGTGATGTACATTTTTATTCGGCTTACGCAAAGACAAATATAAATGAGCCATTCAAATTTGAGTTGAAAGAAGTTGAAATCAAAAAAATATTACCTGACGGAACGATTAAGTTGGAATATCCATATTTCTACTGTGAATATGATAGTTCTCACTATTTTGGTGGTACTTCTGGGCATGCACTTGACAAACAAATTGTCTTATGTAATGGAACGGCTTATTATTCAACAGATAAGAATAAATGCAAAGATTTTCTTCTGAATAAAATGAGAGAACAAAACAAGCTTGCCGACAAGATACGAGAACGGATGAAAGAGTCTAAACTGGAAATCGAATTATTGGAGGAAAGAAATGACATTTAGAGAATTTGTATCATGGTGCAATAAAAGAGCTTGTGACGGATGCTGGGGAATGTTGGAAGCTATGACTTGCATTGATATTATCAATGAGGTTCGTAAGAAAGGATTCTGGAAAAAAGAAAGGTTTTGGCAGGAGAAGTATGCTAACGATATTGTGGAACAGATTGTAAATCCTATTGAAAAGAAGATTGAAGAAATGAGGACTAATACATGAAATACATAGCATCATGGTCAGGTGGAAAAGATAGCACAGCCAGTATTATTCTGGCACACGAGCATAATGAGCCTTTGGATTTGATTATTTTTTCAGAAGTTATGTTTGATGAAAACATCAGCGGAGAGTTTCCGGAACATATTGATTTTATCAAGAACAAGGCGATTCCAAAGTTTGAGAAATGGGGATATGAGGTAAAGATTCTTCATTCCGACAAGACATATATGGATTGTTTTTATAGAAAACCATCAAGAGGAAAATTTAAAAACTCTGAAAAGAGATGTGGATTTCCTATGATGATGAAATGTGTGATTAACCGTGACTGTAAAATGCGTCAAATCAGGAAGTTCTGGAAAGAAATCAACGATGATTTCACTCAATATATCGGAATCGCTATTGATGAACCTATAAGAATGGATCGTATTGCAAAAACTGCGAATAACATATCTTTGCTTGAAAAATATGGACATACGAAACAAATAGCATTTGAACTATGTAAGAAATATGACTTATTATCTCTTATATATGATTTTGCGTCTAGGGGGGGCTGTTGGTTCTGTCCTAATGCAAGATATGCGGAGCTGAAACATCTTAGAACAAATCATAAAGATTTATGGGACAAACTGCTTGAATTGGAAAACGAGCCAAATCTTATCGGAAACAAATGGAACATCCTTACAAATACCAGTATTCATGACTGGGAGAAACGGTTCTACTGGGAAGAACAGCAGATGACAATATTTGATTTTATGGAGGAAAGTAATGAGCAGAAGTAATTTCAACACATTTATCTACGGAAAGCCAGTAACTAAATCTGGCAAATTTACCGGAAGCAAGAAGAAAATCAAGAAGATTAAGAGAGGGAAATAATATGATTAAATTATAAAATTGGAAAGAAGTCACGAAAGGAATTTATCGGTATGTTATCGGTGCGAATGTGGCATATGAGATTCATATTATGACATGGAATCACAAAACTAAAATTGAATCAGCAAATTCTGTTTTATATATTGTTGGAGATTGGAGAACCAAAGACGGAGAGAATTTGTTTGAGAGAGAAAAGTTGTTTTCTGGTTTGTTGTCAGCTTGCATTATGACGGCTATTGAAGATAACGAAGAAAATAATAAGTAATACACATTTCACAAAAGAGCCTACGGGCACAATCTACGAAAGAGCCGGGTTCCCGGCATAAATCCAAATTAAATAATAAAAGTTAGGAGGACGAGTTGTCCGGACATAAAACTGCGGTTTCTCCTAAAAGAAAATGAATAATTTTGAAAATAGAAAAAAGAAAATCAAATGTGAGTTATATAGAGATTCTATGCAGAATTATAAAAAATATGCCATACCGCCAGCACAGCTTATCATTGCAGATGTTCCGTATAATGTCGGAAAGAATTTCTATGGTTCAAATCCCTCTTGGTATATTGGAGGGGATAACAAAAATGGAGAAAGTAAACTTGCCGGAAAGGCAGCTTTCAATTCCGACTTCAATTTTAATTTATACGAATACTTTCATTTCTGTTCAAAAATGCTGAAAAAAGAAGATACAAAGCCTATTCAGCGTGGTAGAAGTAGCAATTCCCCATGTATGATTGTCTTTTGCAGTTTTGAACAGATACAGACGCTTATTAAGGCGGCGGAGAAGCACGGGTTTGTTCGTTACATACCGCTTGTATTCTGCAAAAACTATAGTCCGCAGGTGTTAAAGGCTAATATGAGGATTGTTGGTGCTACGGAATACGCCCTTGTTCTCTATCGGGACAAACTTCCGAAATTTAGAAATGGAGTTCAGATAGATGAAAACGGAAAGAACATTCCGGGAACCGGTCATATGATTTTTAACTGGTTTGCATGGGAGAAAGACGGCAAGGAAATTTCAAAGATCCATCCTGCGCAAAAACCGGTAAAAGTTTTGAAGCAGCTTATTGAGATTTTTACAGACCCCGGAGACGTAGTAATAGACCCGTGTGCCGGAAGCGGAAGTACCTTGCGAGCGGCAGCAGAACTTGGAAGAAGCGCTTTTGGATTTGAAATTGACCGAAACTTTTATAGACGAGCAAAGGAAGAAATGCTTGCGTTTGAACGCGAAGAACAGATGTCCTTGTTCGATATGGAGGGTATGAATGATTGAATTAAATAGCTTTATATGTGGAGATTGCATGGATTACTTACCACAGTTTCCAGATAAGTATTTTGACATGGCAGTTTGCGACCCTCCATATGGGCTTAAAGAACATGGAGGAAAAAATCGAAGCGGATATGTAAAGCAAAAGAACGGTTCTAAAATTTATGTGAAAGATGGCGGATATGAAAAACAGGATTGGGATAATTCCCCACCAAAAGAAGATTATTTTCATGAACTTATAAGAGTATCAAAAAATCAGATCATATTTGGAGTAAATTATTTCAGTTTTCCCTTACCCGGCGGAAGGATTGTATGGGATAAACGTAATCAAGGTTCCGATCAATCAGACGCTGAAATTGCTTACTGCAGTATGAATAATCGGGTTGATATTTTTCGATATATGTGGCGAGGAATGTTTCAAGGTAAAAGCATAGAAGAAGGAACAGTTCAACAGGGAAATAAGAAATTGAACGAAAAAAGAATTATGCCAACACAGAAGCCAGTAAATCTTTATCGCTGGATCATCAAAAAGTACATACAACCAGATTGGAAGGTGCTTGATACTCATGTTGGTTCTGCAAGTAGTCTGATTGCTTATGAAGAGTCAAAAATTCCTTATATAGGATTTGAGAAAAATAAACACAACTATGAACTGGCAAATAAAAGACTGCAGGAGTTCAAATCTCAAATAACTTTGTGGGATTGTGGGGTAGAACGAAGATGTTAGAACAATATTGTTGTGAGTCTTTACGCAATATGTGTGTGGAAACAATAGATAATTATAATCCACCAGTGTTACGGCTTAAAACAGATAAAACAGAATATCCAGACAATCCATATAAAGACTTTCTAGGAGAATATCGTTTTATGTGGATGCGTACAGTCTATGACTGGGGCAGTGGAAACAGGTGCAAACGACATGACATGGCACGAAGATGGTTTGATAAAAATTCCGATACATTGGTTATATATTTTTTTCAAATCTATATGGAGGAAATATTGAAAATGCCATGAAATTAACTGGAAATTTTAATCAACTATGGGATGAATTTCAAATATGGTTTGATAGTAAAAGGAGAGATTTTATAATGGCTTTTGATATTGCGGACAGTAAGAAGCAAATTTTAGAGAATGGGAAGCGCCCTCTTTCTCATGGTGGTGTGGCTAATCTGTTGAAAACACTGACAAAGACGATGGAAAAACAGGGTTCCAGTATTGAGAGTATTGCAAAGGTGCAGTATACAATCTGTATGCAGGCAGGAATTTATATTCCAGATGAATTTATCGAAGATGTAGCAGTGGCTTTAAAAATAGAAGGGGAGAATAATTTATGAATGAACATGATATTTGTTGGATTAAAAATAGCGACTATGCAGAAGTTACTACGCCGAGTGGGACAGCATGGAAAAGTAAGTTATTGAGATACTCGGAATCGCATCCGGAGGAAGTGAAACTGATTGCAGAGAATAAGATGGTTCGGCACTCTTCCATGTTCCAGTAAACTGGATTAAATGCAGTCCGCCACGGAAATTGTCAGAAGAACAGAAAGAAGCTGCTGCGGAACGATTCAGGCAGATGTGGGAAGATAGGAAAACGGAGGAGCATGAAGATGAATAGAGAAATTCTTTTTAGAGCAAAGAGAAAAGATAACAGTGAATGGGTGGAAGGGAATCTTATTACAAATGAAAGAAATGAAAATCAAAAATATATCGGTTATATATTTGATGAACGGAATGGAGTAATTGAAGATTTTGACATTGTAGAAGTTGTTCCAGATACACTCTGCCAGTACACCGGATTGAAAGATAAGAATGGTCGGAGGATTTGGGAGAATGATATTGTTACAAGCTCAAAACGAATAGAAGGTTTTGATTTGTATATAGTGATATGGAGAAAAGATTTTTCTGATTTTGGAGTAGAGCCAATTAAGCCTAAATTTGGAGCGCAATTCCCTCTGGGATTGAGTGGTAAAAAAACAATTTATGGTTATGATTATAAGATAATCGGAAATGTTTTTGATAATGCAGAATTAAATGAAAAAGCAATGAACAAGATGAAAGACGCAGCAGATTTGTCTGATGAAGAAATACAAATGGTGATG